CCCGCCTATCACTAGGCGGACTCTAAGGCAATTCTGCAGGACTAACAAACAATTCGTCTGTAGCCCGGAGAAGCTCCATCTGTTTGAGGTAAAGTCTAAAGACCTTCTGCTCATCCGAAAGTCTTTCAGACGAGAAGAAAGAATTTAGATCTTTATCCTCAAACGATGGTACTTTAGGTAACTCTGATTCTGCTTGATGGAGTAATTTTAGAACCTCTTCGAGGCTCGTTAAATCACAATATCTTGCATAGCCATAGTCATCTAGAGTATGCTTAGACCCGGATATAACCAATTTCACAAAAGCGTTATATTCGCGTGTCCACCACCGGAACCTCCGCTGGGCAGAAGTCTTGTATGCCATGAAAAGTACATTGCGCACGTCCGAAGGGGCGTACTTAGCAATGAACAATTCAAAGGTATCAAGACGCCTAGCCAACGTTCCGGAATCCTTGAGTAATCCTTGTGCTTTTTTAAGCAGAAGGATTCTCAAGAATTCGGAAGAGCCTTTGCTAGTTTCACAACTAGCAAGATCCGAGATCGGTTTATTCCAGAAGAGTACTTTTCGCGACATCGTCGCCAAGTACTCCTTAATGGAAGCTGCTGGCTTCACCACAGACAGTTTGTCCGTGGCGGGAGCGAGCAGAGCCGACAGGATCCAGCTCACCAACGGGTGATTAACTCCTCGACTCAAATCCTTTTGTATCGTGGTCCAGGTAACTGGCCCGACAAATAATTTGATAAGAGGTGCTACCCATCCATTCCCACTTATGTCTACGTATCCTCTTCTCACTGCTCGTAAAGCCATCTCAGATCGGGACGGAAGTCCTTTCACGTTGATTTCTTCACGTAGTGATAGGGGAGATATGTTTACATCCTTGAGGTAAGTTTGGTTTGCAAAGTTTGTCAACGGCGAGGCCGTAAACGACTTAGCAAAGCCAATCTTAATCCCGAGGTTAGTAAGAATTTCAGAGTAGCACTCTGCTACCTCTTTATCTGCAATTACTATATCGTCACCTAGAACTAGGTAATCGGTAAAAGTAATCAAGCGAGGAAGCGGCGACGTCTCCTTACGGAGGCGTCCCGTTTTCCAAGCAGCGAGCCAAACCAGTGCATGATGCACTAAGGCCATTGATGCCCAGGAAGACAGAGCTCCCATAGGCTGTCCACAGGTATACCTCACCTCATTAGCTTCATGGAGTTCATCTAAAATCGAAGCCGGAGGGTTTGTTAAGCCCTCGTAGCCAAGATCGCGGATGTTCTCTTTTGGAACTAAGAAAGGGAGGCCTACCAGTAACTCTAGCCATAAGTCCAGGATACTAGAAGGCAACATGGGTTTGAAGAGCTCTTTATAAAGTGCTAACGGAATCAAATCCGTCGCACTCTTTAGGTCGTAACAATAAACTTGTTCGTACCCACGTTTGGTGAATTCTCTCAGCTTACCTTCTTGATCGAAGGTGGCATCCTGAGGTAACAACCTCAGGGCAGAGAACATCCATTCGTGAAGAGGCTTCAATACAAGCTGCGTCCAGTAATCTACAATAGCAATTATTCGCACTTTACCTGCAGCCTCGTATAAGGCGTGTAAACGTCTTAAAACGGGTCTGAAGTAAAGTGTCGCTTTACCGTATTTTAGAGCTAGTTCAGAATGTTCCATGCCGATGATTTTATCACGGTCATGGTAACAGTATGTTCTTGGCTCTTTGTACAGTATGAAACTAGGGGCACCGCCACTAGTTTCGGGCGTCTTACGCGAACAATCGCTAATGTAGACACTGGCCGCATCTTGGAACCATTTGGCCGTCAGTTCTGCGCCGGTTAGAGAGAGCCACTCCAGAACGAAGTTCCGGGGGCGGCATCTCCACGCGAACGCATCAACACCCACGCCAAGCAAGGCCGGTCCCCGATTGGGTCCAGACTTCGCGGTGAAAAGGAAGTTGTAGGCCGTCGGCCTACCTTTACTTCGTTTCTCAACGGAGAGGTCTTTCGGATCTTTTATAGGGGAAACTTTGATTGCTTCCCAGAAGATAGGAACTATGTTCTTAAATTCCAGGAACGCCCAACTTGCAGATAAATCTGCAGGCTGAGCGGTGATCGTCTCCAGACTTGGAGTTGACCACGCACTCATCATTACCTTATAAGAGTTCAGTACGCTCGACCAAATATGGACGAAACGTATTGAGTTGCTCCGAATACCCGATCGGGC